CTGGTCTCGACCCTGACGGCGGCCGGGTTACCCCCGGCGCCGGCCCGGTAGGTCACCGTCTCCGCGAATGCCGGGTGCGACAGAATGGCGGCGTTGGCCGCGTCGAAGATGCTCATGCCCCGGCGTCCCTCACGCCGCCCGCCGGCGGCCGCTGCGCGCGGCGAGGCGGCCGACGTAGTAGTCCAGCTCCCGCGCCACGCGCGGCGGCAGCTCCCGGACCCAGACCTCCTGCATGTCCGCCTGGATGTCCGCGTCGGCGAGCACCGGCGCCACGCCGGGACCGTAGAGCTTGCGGATAGCCTGGCTGTGTTTCGTCTGTCCCTTCCGGGAGGCCATGTACTTGCCCGGGATGCGCTCGAAGACCCCGAGCGCTCCGTTGGGCATGCGCGCGATGAAGGCGCCGCGCTCGACGTGGCGGCGCGGCGATCCGCCCGGTTCGCCCGGCAGCCGCACCGAGACGCCGCGCTTCGTCTGGCGCGGCCGGAACGCCATGTAGGAGAGCCCCCGCCCCCGGCCCCGCAGGATGACCCGCAGGTTGTCCTTGGAGGCGCGGAAGATGGCGATGCGCGACCGCACCACCTTGGCCTTCACGCCGAGACGCTGGCGCACGCGCTTGGTCGCGACCTTGCGCACCGTGACCACGGTCCGGTTCATCGCCCGCGCCGTCGCCTGGGGCAGAACCTCGCGCTCCAGGGCGGTCAGGGTGCGGGCCAGCTCCGCCGTCCCGAAGACGACGTCGCTGCGCCCGCCCCGCGGGTCGCGGTACTTGGTGAAGGTCGCCATGCCCGCGCCGCTCCGTCGACCCGATGGGCTACTTCAGCAGCCCGCCGCCCTTCTGAACCTCGGCCCACACGCGGTCGCGGTCGGCGCCGTCGATGTCGAAGCCGAGCAGCTTCTCCAAGGCGTGCACGTTCGGCTTGCCCGAGCCCGTCCAGGCCTCCTCGACCTTGGGGTCGAGCTGGGCGATGGCCTCGGCGATGGCCTGGTCGAGCTGCTTGCCGCTCGGCTTGGGCGCCGCCTTGGGCTCTTCGGCGAGCGGCTCGGCCGAGGTCGGCGGCCGCGGCGAGACGAAGCCCCGGGCGACGAGGTCGTCGAACTCGCCGGACAGCACCTCGATCTTGCCGCCGGGCGCAACCGGCTCGGCGCCCTTGGCCGGCATGAGGGTGACCAGCGCATAGCCGGTCTTGGTCTGCGACTTGGACATGAGCGTGTCTCCTGACTGACCTCCCGTGGGAGGGCGCAGCGGCCGGCGCGCGCCGGCCGCCGTCGTGGGCTGGGATCGAGCCGGCGGCTAGCGGACGGTCGCCGCGAGGCAGGCGTTCGGGCGCGCCGGATAGACGATCGGCGCCGCCTGCAGCATCAGGAAGCGCACGGGCGGATCGTCCTCGACCCAGGACTTCGGGAAGTACTGCATGGGCATGTAGCCGGCCTTCGGGTCCATGATCATCCCGAAGGCCCGCGTGCCGCGCATCTGGCGGGAGCCGAGGATCACGCTGTGCGCCGGCATCATCCGCTGCGTGTTGCCGTCCTCGTCCTCGTACCACTCGTTGTAGACCCAGAGGCGGAACTGGCCGTCGTCGCCCTTGAAGACCGCGCCGGTCTTCGCCGAGCTACCCAGGTCCATCTGCCCGCCCGTGGCGCGCATCAGGTCCAGCATCCGCTGCACCTTCGGGTCGGCGGTATAGAGATCCCAGGCCTCCGGGCTGAAGACCACGTCGGTCACCTGCGCGCCGGACTCCTTCAGCACCTCCATCGCCCAGGCCTCCACGTCGGCCTTCGGCGAGACGCCGTCCTCGCCCCAACGGGCCGTCGTCAGCAGCGCCTTCGTCAGGCTGGCCGCGCGCCCGAAGTCCACGCTCACCGAACCGCGGCCCTTGATGTCCATGGTGAGCGCACCGTCGAGCAGGCCGTCCACGGCCATGAACTCCATGCGCCGCTGCAGCATGTCGAGCTGGTCCTGCAGCTCGCGATTGATGACGGCCGCCTCGCGCTCCTCGCCGGTCATCTGTCCGCCGCCGATGCGCTCGCCGATGGCGCGCCGCACCGGCTTCGTCGGGTCGATGGGGCGCTTGTCCTTGACGTAGCCGGGCTTGATGGTGGCGGTGCGGTAGGCGAGCCCCTCGACCACCTGTCCCTGCATCATCGGATGCACCAGCGGGGAGAGGCGGCGGTTGCCGACCTCGATGTCGACGGCGACCTCTTCGTCGTCGGAGCGCACCTCCTCGGTGAAGAAGGTGTCGAGCAGGAAGGACTGCGGGCGGAACAGGCTCTCGACGACCTGCACCAGCGTCGCGGTCGAATAGAGATCACGGGGCATGGGGATGGACTCCTTGTTTGCCGGCGCCGCCGGCGGGTCTCGGGAAGGGAAGCGGCGAGCGCCGGCGGAGCCGGCGTCAGGCCGAAAGCGGCTTCTTGAGGTAGATGCCCCGGGCGCCCAGGGCGTCGCGGGTGGTGTCCGCCGTGTGAGAGCCGCCGAAGGTCAGGGCGTCCTCGTTGAACTCCCCGGCCTCGTAGCCGAAGGCCGTGACGTCGCCGGAGGTGGCGTCGACGTCGATGCCGAGGATCACCGCCGGCGTCTGGGAGCCGTCGCTGGCACCGTCGTCCGACAGGGCGTACTTGCCGCTCGCGGTGACCTTGCCGAGCACGGCGCCGCGCGCCAGGACGCCCTCGCCGGAAACGACGACGATCTCGCGGGTGATCAGGTCCGCGTGGCCGGCGATCAGCCGGTCCGGGGTGTAAGCCTCGGTGCTGTAGCTGGGGGTGAAGTCGGGCATGGCCCTCTCCTCTCGGGGTTCGCGCGTCGCCGATGCGAGGCGCCAGGGTGCGGACCGTTGGGGAGCGGCCGGCCCGCGCGTCAGCCGCGATGGAAGGAACGGGCGGCCGCGGTCAGCCCTTGCGGGACTGCAGGCCGAGCTTCGCGCCGGCGGCGAGGATGAAGGCCGCGTCGGCGCTCACGCCGTCCGGGGCGCCACCCGCCTCGCCGGCGCCCGCGTCCGGCGACAGCGAGCCGCCCGGCCCGACTGCCGGGTTGCGCTCGCCCGACATGCGGGCGGCGAGTTGCCCGCTGCCGGCCGACTGCTTGGGCGAGACCTTCAGCGTGGCCACCGCCGCCGAGGACGGCAGGTCGGTATCGAACGCCAGGTGCTGCGCCAGCCCGGCACGGCCCTTGGCCTCCGGCGAGCCGAGGATGGCGGCGATGCGCTTGCGCTCCCGGCCGCGGGCGGCGCGCGCCTGCGCGTCCTCCTCGGCCATCGGCGTCTCCTCCTCGTCGTCCTCGCCCTCGCCCTCGGTCTCCTCCTCGGGCGTCTCGCTCTCGGCCGCGCTCTCGTCTTCCCCGGCCTCGGCCTCCTCCTCGGGCTCCTCGCCCTCGGCGGTCTCCTCTTCGGTCTCGGCAGCGGCGGCCTGCCGGCCGGCCGGCGCCTTGGTCTTCGTCTTGCCGGCGGGCTTGCGCGGCGCCCCTGCGGCGGAGGCCTGGGTCGCCGGCGCAGGCGAGGTCCCGGTGGCGGCGTTGGTCGGGGGTGCGGGCACGGCGGTGCCGCCCGCAAGCGTCTGCTTGAGGGACATGAGTGCTGCCTTTCGTGCTGAAGGGTGGCCGTCAGGCCGGAAGCGCCGCCCGCTCGCGCAGGATCTCGGCGAAGGTTTCGACCGTCTCGGCGTGCGAGGCGGTCGCCGTGACCAGGCCGCGCTCGCGCGCCTCGACCCCGGTGAAGACGTCGGCCTCGGTCGCCATCACCGCGTCCGCCGCCAGGCCACGGTTGCGGGCGACCAGCTCGGCGAAGAGGCGATAGTCGGCGTCGACCCGGCGCTGAATGGCGGCGAGCGCCGCGTCTTCCGGCGGGCCGAAGGGGTGGCCCTGGTCCTTCAGGGCGCCGCCCTTCACGATGCGGATCTGCAGGCCCATTTCCGCCAGGAAGCCGCTGCAGTCCATCAGCATCGTGATCACGCCGATCGACCCCACGCTGGCGGTGCGCGGTGCCACGAAGACCTCCGCCGCGCTGCCGATCGCATAGGCCGCCGACATCGCCGCCTCGTTCGCGATCGCCCAGACCGGCTTCACGGCGCGGGCCGCGTAGATCTCGTCGACCAGGTCGAAGCACCCGTGCGCCTCGCCGCCCGGCGAGTCGATCTCGAAGAGGACGCCCTTGACCTCCGGCGCCGCCAGCGCCTGGCGCAGGGCCGAGCGCATCGCGGCGTAGCCGTATCCCCAGCGGTGCCAGAGGCTGCCCATGACGGGGATGACGGCGATGCCGCTGTCCCGGTCGGGCAGCAGGTAGAGCGGCCCGGACCCTTGCGAGCCGGCGGCGAGCTGCGTGCGCAGGCTCGCCTCGTCGCTCGCCGCCGTGCGCAGGGGCATGGCTTCGCGCCCGTCGAACGAGACGCTCGGGAGGCCGGCGAGTGCCGCCTCGATCACGACGGCCTGCTCGGCGACGCCCTGGGCGATGGCGAGCGGCTGGTTGAAGGCGCGGCGCGCCAGGTCGACGAGTAGGATCTGCGGCACTAGGCGCCCTCCGGTTCCATGTCGGTGCGCGCGACCACGCCGTCGGGCGCGGTCGGCAGGCCGCCGAGGCCGAGTTCCTTGAGCCGGGCGTCTTCGCGCGCGAGCTGGTCGGCCACGTCCTCCCAGTCCTTGCCCTGCTCGGCGGCCTCGTCCTCGAGGGTCGAAAGGCGGTTCTTGATGCGCTCGCCGGCGGCCTGCGCTTCCTTGACCGGATCGACCCAGCCGCGGGGCGGCAGGCGCCACTTGGCGCGGCAATAGGCAGTGCGGGCCTCGTAGAAGTCCGGCGCGCCCGGCGGCAGATCGATCAGCCCGCGGTCGAAGACTTCCTCCAGCCACGCGGCGTACCACGGGCCGACGAACCCGGAGCCGAAGAGCTTGGCGCGTGCGGCGATGAAGCGCCAAACCTCCAGCAACGCCATACGGCCCGAGCTGTAGTTCGTCCCCGACCAGTCCATGGTGAGCTGCTCGTAGGACAGCCCAAGGCCCGTCGCGAGGTTGCGCAGCACCGCCCGCTCGAAGTCGGCGAAGGCCGAGACCGGCCGGGACGCCGTCAGGAAGTTCATCTTCTCGCCCGGAAACAGGTGCGCGAAGCGGGCCCCGTTGGCGAGCTTCAGGCGGGACTCCTCGTGGAACTCGCCGCGCATCTGCTGATAGGCGGACATCTCGTTCCCGCCCAGGCCTTGCTGCACCATCTCCGGGTCGTAGGGGCTCTCGACGGCGGCGACGTAGATGGCGTTGATCAGGGCCGCCTGCAGCTCCGCCTCGTCGTAGCGCATGAGCATGCGCATGCGCTTGAGCGCCGGCGCCAGGTGCGACGCGCCTCGGGTCTGGCCCGGCCGCGCTCGGGACGGATCGAAGTAGTGGATGACCTGCGGCCGGCCCCACTCCAGCTCGCGCGGCACGCGGGTCCAGCGGATCGGCTCCGACTGCCAACTGACGTACTCGTAGGGATGCCGCGTCTGAAACCAGTAGGCCTCGGCTGCGCCGTACACGTCGCGCTCGACGCCGGCGCGCAGCATGTCGCTGTCCAGCCGGCCGTAGGGGTTGGACAGGCGATCCGGATCGATGAGCTGCAGGGTCGTCGCGAAGGTGCCGCCGCGATCGGGCTCCCATACCAGGGTCGCGATCGCCTCCCCCATTTCCAGCACCTGGCGGAAGGCGCGTCCGATCAGCGAGCCGGCGCCGCCCTGGCGCTCGGCGTCGCAGTAGAAGCCCGGGTCCTCGGCATAGTCGCGCCACAGCGCCTCGATGGTGCGCGCCGCCTCGCTCGCCCACTCGCGGTCGAGGCCGAGCGCCCGCCAGTCCGGCAGGGCCGACAGCGTCCAGCCGGCGCCGACGGCGGTGTCGAGCAGCTTCTGCAGGCCGCCCGAGACCCAGCCCTCGTTGCGCGCCATGTCGCGCGCCTTGGCCGCCAGCTCCTCGCGCTCCGGCAGCAGGTCGGCGTCGGCCGAGCCGCGCGACGCCATCCAGTCGGCCAGTTCCATGCCGCGCCGCTCGGCCGCCTGATAGGCCGCCAGCTTCTGCCGCTCCTGCGGCCCCGGCAGCGCCCGGCCGTCCGGCCCGTAGATCGTCACCTCGCCCGCCATGCCGCGCCCCCGCTCACGCCGAGAAGTAGATCGGCCGGCGGCCGCTCTTGAGGGCCATCTTCAGCTCGGCGATGCGCGCCTGCAGGCGCTGCCGGTCGCCCTCGAAGTTCGCGTAGCGGACCTCCCGGCCGTCCGGCAGGCGCACGCTGCTCACGGACTCCCCGCGCAGGATCTTGTCGTAGGCCGCCTGCAGCGCCGTCAGCTCGGCCTGCATCTCTGCTGCGGTCGCCATCGTGGCCTCCTAGCGGTTCAACTTGGCCAGCTTCGCGCCGGACCGGCGCGCGCTCTTGGCGGCGCGGGGCGCGCCACCGGTCACGCTGCGCAGAAGGTCGAGCTGGTCGGCCTCCACCGGCGCCCCGCGCTCGGCCGCCAGCGCCGCCCAGCGGTCGGGCGTGAGGGACGCCATGTTGATCGTCGGGTGATAGGCCGCCGAGAGCGCGTATACCGCGCAGTCCAGCGCCTCGTTGCGCTGCCGGACCTTGCGGAACTCGTGCTTCACGAGACCGTTGCGCTGCGGGATCTGCACCAGCACCTCGGCGGTGAGCTGGTCGAGCGCCTCCGAGAGGTCGTGTCCGCTCGTGGCGGTCGGCAGGTGCACGAAGCCGGTCGGCGCGCTCGGCGTCTCGGCGGACGGTGTCCAGTCGAGCTGCAGCGCGCCGAAGATCTCGCTCTTCAGCATGTGCGTGTCGACCTGCCAGACCTGGACCGTGCGCTTGTCCTGGGTTCCCTTCGGCGTGTAGCCGATACGCTTCGGCCGGCCGATCGGGAACCCCATGCGCGTCGAGCTGCCCTTGACGACCACGACGTTGTGCCGGCCGCGCGCGAAGTCGTAGACCCGCTCGGCCCGATAACCGGAGTCGATGGCCGTCAGTTCGATCCGGCGCACCTGCCCCTCGACGTCGGTCGGGAAGTCGCGCGCCAGCAGCTCGGCGAGCTTCGCCCAGACCGGCAGGTCGTTGGTGTCCCCGTCGAGCACGATGTGGTCGAGCTGCCACCGCGTCTTGCCGACGCCGAAGCCCCACAGCGAGATCTCCAGGCGGTCCGCCTGCACGTCGCAGCCGGCCGTGAGGAAGAGCGCCGCCGCCGGCACCGCCGAGGTCAGAGCCGGGCCGTGGCTTTCGAGGCTGAGGGCGCGCACACGCAGAGCGTCGGTCTTCGGCGCTTCGCCCTTGACCTGATAGGAGCGTCCGAGCCGCGTGTTCTCGAAGACCTTGAGCGCGGCCTCGTCGTTGCCCGCCGCCACGAACTCCTCGACCAGGATGTCCCACGTCGTGAAGGGACTGATGAGGCAGTCGAGGTGGTAGGAGTAGTAGCGCCCCTCCGGGTTGGTCGCGACCCAGCGTCCCTGTGCCACCATCGCCCGCTTGTCGGCGTGCTCGATCAGCGCATGGCAGTCGGCGCACTCGTAGGCGGCGTTGTGCGGCCAGGTCTCGCTGTAGCGCAGGTTCTCCCAGACCAGCGGCTGCTCGTGGCCGCAGTGCGGGCAGGGCACGTGCCAGAGGCGCCGGTCGCCGTTCTCGAAGAAGCGGTCGATCCGGGATTCGCCCTGGATGGTCGGCGTCGACCCGACCAGCCGCTTGAAGTTGCCGGACGCCTCGTAGCCGGACTGCCGCTTGAAGGCCAGCAGGAGCGGATCGCCCTGTCCCTCCAGGTCCGCGTCGTACTCGTCGACCTCGTCGGCGAGAAGATGCCGCACGGTGCGCGAGCGCAGGTCGGCGGCGGAGTTGGCGCCGGTCAGGACGATGGAGCCGCCGGGGAAGACCTTGCGCAGCGAGGTGCTGCCCCGCTCCGAGCGGGAGCGCTGCCCGGCGATCAGCCCCTTGAGCTTGGGCGAGGCGGCGATGGTGGCGCCGAGCTTGTCGCGCTCGAAGTCCTGCACCGCCTTGAAGGTCGGCATCAGGACCATGGCGTTGCCCGGGTCGAGTTCCGGGATCGAGAGAATCCAGTTCTGCCCGACCGCCGTGAAGCCGACCTGCGACGACTTCCGCACCGCGGTCATGGAGCCGGGATCGTCCGGGCCCTGGCGGTCGAGGATCTCGACCAGGTAGGGGGTCAGCTCGGCCGACCAGGTCTGGCCCGCGCGGTCGCCGTCCGGCTGGACGATGTGCTCTGCGGACCAGGCCGACGGGGCGACCGCCGGAGGCGCCGCGACGGCGGCCGCCAGCGCCAGGAAGACGATGCTACGAGTCGAGCGCATGGCCGTTCTCCTCGCCTTCCCCCTCGCGCGCCAGGCGCCCCAGCGCCTCCGCGATCCCGGTTCGCAGCTCGACGCCGAGCGCCTTGAGGCGGCGGCGCATCTCCTGCGGGTCGCCGATGCGCGCCAGCTCCTCGGCGTGCGCCTCCAGGCCGCGGATCTCCTGCACGACGGCGACGCCCGCAGCCGCCATCTCGCGCTCGACCTCGCCGCGGTCCCGCAGCCGATCCTGCTCCCGCATCAGCTTCAGGCGGGCGATCTCGGCGTCGATCTTGGCCTGCTCGGTTCGCGCCACGCGCAGACTGTCGGGCTCTTCGCCGTCCTTCGCGCGGGACTGCACGACCGCGTCGAGTTCCTCGCCCGCGGTCCGCTTCCCATCGGAACTCGCCGGCGAGGGGGCCGGCGCCGACCGCGCCTCGGTCGTCACGGCGTGGTCCTGCTGCGGGTCGCGCAGGTCCTGCCAGGCGTGCCAGGCGTCCGGCCAGACCAGCTTCTTGCCCTGCCGCACGGTCGCGGGCAGCCGATCCTTGGCGATGGCTTCGTTGACCGCCTGGCGCGACCGCTCGACCCGTCGGGCGAACTCCGCCTGCGAGATGATCTCGCGCTGGACCGGACGCGCGCCGGCGCTCGGCGCGGCCGTAGCCGTGTCGAAAAGCGTGCTCATGTCCGTGTCCGTCAGGCGAAGTGTCAGGCGAGCGCCCGAAAATGTCAGGCGTGTCAGGTGCTTTGAAACCCAGACAAACTGGCCGTTTTCCGCGCGCTTTTGCCCGCGCGCGGCGAGGGGCCGGAGAAGGACCCGCGGGAGGCCGCGCCGTCTCGGCTTGGGTTGCCGACGCCTGGAAGGGGCGCTCGGCGCAACCGACCAACGAAAAGCCCGCCGCGGCGGCGCCGGGCGGGCTTTGGCCGCAGCTAGCGACCTTGAACGGGAAGCTACTCCTACGTGACACGCGCCGTCAAGTGCCGGTCCGGTCCACCCTGACGCCGTACACCACCGTCGCCACGTCGAGCGCGACCAGCAACGCGCCCTTCACCGCGTGCACGCTGAGGGGCGACCCGCCGGCGCCTCCCGTCCGCGCGAACTCCGACAGGCTCATGCCCTCGGCGGCAATCCTCACCAGGCACGCGCCGCCGAGGGAGTGGAGGCCGCCGATCCCGCTCAGCACGTCCCACGCGCCCTGGCCCGCGCTGCGCGGCAGGTGCGCGTGCGCACCGGACCCTCCGTCGACGCGAAGCCGCGTCCAGTCGGCGGCCGGCACGGCCAAGGCCGCCTCCAGACGCTCGAAGTCCTCGCGGAACTCGAGGCCCGCGCGAAGCTGCACCTCGGTGATGGTCCCGCGGCGACGAAGATCGGTCAGGCTGTCCGTAGCCTTCATCGCCACGATCCGCCCGTCCGCCGTCCGGCCGGTATCGACGAAGGTGCCCTTCGCTGCACGTTCCTTCGTAGGACCGAGCCCTACGCGCTTGTTTATCTTGCCCATCTGCTTCACTCCCGCTCGCTGATCGCCAGAGACCAATCGCCGATCCGGAGGGTTTGGAGGGTTCTGGAGGGTTGGTCTCAAACCCTCCAGCCGCCGCAACCTCCTGTCTTTCAATGCCTTTTTCTCTTTCCCCCTTCTTCTTGGAGGGTTGGAGAGTTGAAAGGGTCGGGTGCACGTGAAGGAAATTCCGGACAGACTTTCCCTCTGTGCGCGCCGCGCGCCCCGAACCCTCCAGACCCTCCAGGCGCGCCTAGACGCGCATGAATTTCAACGGCTTAGCGCCGCTGGAGGGTTTGCGATCAACCCTCCAGAACCCTCCAAACCCTCCGGATTTCGCGAACCCGTCGCGAACGCCCCGCCGCCCCGCGGCCGCCAGGGAGGACGCCAGTCCTTGCCGCCGGCGCCGCCGGTCTTGCTCTCAAGGGGAGGGTCGGCGGCCTCCAGCCCTCCAGGCGCCGCCCGGCCGGGCCGCAGCGCGAAGCGCGCCTCGGCCGCGGCCGCACAGTCCGGGCAGGCATCGAGCGCCCCGCACCACCGCTGCACGAAGCCTTCGCCGAGGCAATGCGGGCACGCCCGTGCAGGCTGTTCAGCGGGAGGGGTCGGCGGCCTCCAAGCCTCCAGCGCATGGCCTCGTGCGCTCATGGTCCCTCCCCCTCTCCGAAGTGCTCGCGCTTCTCGATGCGCACGATGGCCTCGGGCTCCAGCTCGATGCCCGTGTAGACCATGACGCCCTGCTTCTCGCGCTCGATGCCCTCGATCTCGGGCATGCGCTTGCCGAAGCGGGTCTCGCTCACCGGCTCCCGCGCGTTGTCCTGGCACCAGAGCTGATAGGCCTGGTAGAGGCGCCGGGCGGTCACCGTCGCCTCCGGCCGGAGCATCACCCAGCCGCTCTCGAGGAAGTCGGCCAGCGGGTCGCCCTCGGCGCGATAGGCGTCGGTCGCCGCGCGCACCCGGTCCGGCGGCGACAGGCCGCGCTCGACGTAGTCGCGGAAGCCGTCCAGCAGCCAATGCCAGATCCCCGCCCCCTCCTCGGCCAGCAGCGTCTTCTCCAGATGCTTCACCTGCCGCTCCTCGGGCACGATCGTCTCCCACGGCACCATCAGGATGCGCCGCCAGGTGCCGTGGTCCTGCGCCACGATCTTCGGCTTGTTGTTGAAGGAGAGGATCAGCTTGTGGGTCGCGACGAACTCGAAGGGGTCGCTGTAGAGGCCGCGCACCAGCACCGGCTCGCCGCCCGTGTGCATCTTGATCACGTCCTCCGCCAGCTTCAGCCCGATCTTCGGCTCGCTCGCGATGACCGCCCGGCTGCCGGGCAGGCGCGCGATCTCCGGCTGCGGCTGCCCGCCCCGCGCCCCGATGGTGAACCCCAAAGAGTCGAAGGGCAGCGTGCGCGCGTACTCGCCCAACAGGCCGTGCAGCAGGTTGACGAAGGTCGACTTGCCGTTGGCGCCCTCGCCGTGAAAGCAGACGATCTTCTGCTCGCCGGTCAGGCCGGTCAGGCAGTAGCCCGCCCAGCGCTGCAGGAAGGCGCGGATCGCCGGGTCGGGCTGCACCTCGTCCAGGTAGGCGGCGAAGCGCGGGGCCAGCTCCCGCCAGCGCCCGAGCGGGCCGCCCTCCCCGGCGGCGTCGAGCGGCGGGCCGGAGCCGGCCAGGTAGGTCAGGCGCAGGCCGCGGGCGTGCGGCAGCAGTTGCACGAAGGGCTCGCCGGGCTCTTCGCCCAAGGTCTCCCGACCGCCGATCGTCCCGCGCCAGCCTAGCCGCAGGACGCCGCTCGGCGTGTTGACCAGCAGCGGGTCGCGGTCCAGCGCGTCGCGCGAGACGGCCAGCGCCGGCGCCGCCGCCGCCACCATGCCGGACAGGCGCGCCGACATGCCGGAGGAGATCGCCCAGGCCTTGTGGTTGCCGACCCGGCGTTTCCAGGCGGCGTGCAGCTCCTTGGCATCCGTCTTCGTGTGCCCCTGGGCGACCAGCTCGGCGACGTCCGGCTCCGGGTCCGCCTTGGCGAGCGCGTCGTACTCGCCGTGGATCGCCTCGGCCGTGCGCGCGGCGTAGTCCCGCATGCGGGCCCAAGCCCCCTCCTCCGCCCAGCGGCGGCCGTCCCACACGCGCCAGCCGTGGCCCTTGCCGCCCGGGTCGTACTCTTCGTTGACGACCAGCACGTCGTCGCCGAAGCGCGCGACCAGGCGCCGCCCGTTGCCCAGGTCGTTCCGGTCCAGCCCCGCCAGCTCCAGGTCGGACGGCGGCGGCGCCTCGGCTTCCTTCAGGTGGACGACGTTGTCACCGTCGCTTTCCACTGGCACCCCCATGCTCTAGGCGTCTCCCCCGACGTCGGTCCGCGGCGCGGACGCTCGACCGCGCCCGGGTTCCGGCGCGCGGGCCGCCACGCAGATGCGAGATCTGTGCTTAGTCATGGCAGCCCCCGAACCCGGTCTCGCAGTACATGCCCGCGCCTTCGTCGAAGACCCAATCGGCCTGCTGCTCTGCGTGCGCGATGAGCGCTGACCAGGACATGCGGCGGTCGAAGCGCGCGTAGCCGTTGGGCGTTTCTGCCCCGATCTCTTGTTCAAAGCCGTCCCACCACGCGGCGCGTTGCGGGTAGTAGCGCGCCAGGAATGCGCGAACCCTTTCCGATCGCAGGAAACAGCCGTCGCAGTTGCCGAGCGGGGTCGAGCCGTTGACGTTCGGGAGATTGAGATCGAAGGGCTGGGCGGACCACCAGGCCCCCACATCCCGCTTCGACACGCCCGCGTCGATCAGCGGCCAGAAGCAGGTGTGGGTCGGATCGGCTGTCGCCTTTGCGCGGCGTCTTTCATCCGCTCGAATGCCGATCGCCGCGGACCAATGCTGGTAGCCTCGATCAAGCAACCAGCGCTTCGCCGGGATGACCTTCAGTTCCTGCGTGCAAAATCGAGCCTGCTGGTTGGGGAGGAACTTCCGTTTGCGGATCAGCGCGGCGAAGGGCTCGCCGTTGCGGCTGGCCGAGTTGTGGCTGACAACCTCGTATCCGCTCGCCACCTCGGCTTTGTCCCGGTACTCGATCCAGACGATCCGCACACCCCAGCGGGTCCCGCACTCCTGCACGAAATCGAGCGTCTCCGGCATTTCGCGGCCGGTATTCTGGAACAGGACGTGGCAGTCGGGCGGAAGTTGACCGTCGTGCGCATCCAGGATGTGCCGGAGCATGTAGGCGGAGGTGCGCCCACCCGAGAACTGGATGGCGACGGGGCCATCAGGAAGCGCATACGGCGAAGCCACTTCGCCGGCAAACGAGTCGACGATCAGTTCGCGCACGCGGCACCTCCCGGCGCCGGCCGGCGCGCGTAGAAAATTAGCGGATTGCAAAGTTTTTCCTTGCGTCGAATATAGCAAATAGCTATATTCAAGGCATGACGCAGATCGCTTTCACCCCCGCCGCCGCCAAGCAACTGCGCAAGCTGCCGCGTCAGGTCGCGCAGGCGATCCTCGCCAAGCTCGACCAGCTCGCCGCAGACCCGCAGTCCCTGGCGACCCAGGTGAAGGCGCTGCAGAACAGCGATCCGAAGCTCTACCGGCTGCGCGTCGGCGACTACCGGGTCGTCTATGCCCAAGAGGGCGACACGCTCCGCGTCGCCAAGGTGGCGCACCGGCGCGAGGTCTACCGCTAGGCCAGCGCCGGCCCCATATCCCGAGTTAGCGGAGAGCGAAGACGGAAGATGACCACCATGGCCCCGAAGAACGCGCCTCAGAAGTACGCGCCCCGCAAGACCGCCCCCCCGAAGACCGCGCCCCGCAAGGCCGGCCTGCCCGACCCGAGCGGCGTCCTGACCCTCGACCTGGGCGAGGGGCCGCGCGCCTACGCGCTCTTCGCCCTCGACGAGCTGCCCGCACGCCTGCGCAACCGCCTGGCGCACGCCGCCCCTGCGGCCGGCGCCCCCCATGACGACGACGCCGAGGCCGATGCCCAGGCCGCCGCCCAGGATGTCCGGGACGCCCGCGCCGCGCTCGCCGCGCCGCGCGAGGCGGACTTGCCGGCCGAGGTCATGGCCCGCCTGGTCGCCGGCGAGTCGCCCCTGGCGGTCCTGCCTCCGGCGCGCGACATGACCCAGAAGGATCTGGCGGCGCGCGCCGGCCTCTCCCAGGCCTACGTCTCCCAGCTCGCCGCCGGCACCCGAAAGGGCAGCCTGGACGCCTGGCGCGCCCTGGCCGAGGCCCTGCAGGTCGACCTGGAGCTGCTGCTGCCCGACGTCGCCTAAACCGGTCGCGCGTAACGGCCGTCGACACTCGCGACCGCCTCGGGCAGACTTCCCGTCATGCGCGCATTGATTGCAGTCCTCGCCGTGGTCGGCGCTTTCGGGCTCGCTCCGCCAGCGACCGCCAAGACGCTGAAGCCGGATCAGCTCCTCGACCTGCCGGTCGTCGAAGGCCGCGCCGTGGCGTGGGATGGCGACACGCTGTGGCTCGAGGTCACCGAGCCGGCCGACCTCGCCGGCGGCGGCATCCGGGTCAGGCTCTGGGGTATCTCCGCACCCGAGATGCGCGACGCGAGCGAAGGCTGGCCCTCGCGCATGGCGCTCGACCTGGCACTCGGCTTCGAGCCGGGCGCAGAGCTGCCAACGATCCGCTGCGCGCCGCGCGACAAGCACAAGAGCCGCCTGGTCGCCGTGTGTCGCACCCTCGCCGGGGCCGATCTCGCCCTGGCCGTCGTCGCGGCCGGCCTGGCCAGCGAATACCGGACCTTCACCCGAGACCCGCGCGACGGAGACCAGAGCCTCGCCGCGACCTACGCCGCCGCCGAACGCGAGGCCTATGACGCGCGCCGCGGCATATGGGCTAGCACCGGAACAGGTTGGCCCGGCTTCGGGGCGCTTCTTCCCAGCACGCGGGCGGAGACCTGGGCGGCCGTGCAGGCGGTGTTTTCCATCCTGGCCATCGCCATCGCGGCCGGCATCCCGACGTGGCACCATTTCCACGGGCACGCCAAACAGAAACGGCAACGCTTCGAGACCGCCCAGCGCGCCATGCGGGATGTCGCGAACGACTGGCAAAGAATGGCCAATCGACTTCGGAATAGTGAGGGACGACCTGACGAAGTTTCCGAAATTCTTGCGGCCAACGCGGGAAACCCGAGCGAAGCTGGGCTTCAGCGGGCCGAAAGTCGCATCAGCACAATGTACACACCGATCATAGAACAACTGAGACTGTGCACGACGCCGGATCTGGCAAAGTTGACCCTGGAAGACCACGTGGCCAAGAGCCTGCAGAGTGCGCGCGAAGAGAGCCAGAGAGGCATCAAACGAGCACAAGACGCCAAGGCGATGGTCAGGAACGCGATACGCGCCAACGGGCGGAACCAAGCACCAGTCTCGGCCGATGAGGTCGATGAGCGCCTTCGTGACGCCGTTGGCCACTACCGATCCGCTGCTGGGCACATAGACCACGCGCTGCGCGAATTGCAGCTCACCTGATGAAGATCTGCCGGCCACCAGCCGGTACGGCCCACCGCTCATGCGGCGCCTCCCAGCCAGTTGAAGAAGACGCCGCGGCGGGCCCAGGCGGCCGGGTTGAACCACAGCACCTCGGTACGGGCCGACGCGCCGTCCGCAAAGGCGGAGAGCTCCAGCCGGGGCCAAGCGTGGAAAAGCCGGTCGTAGAGCGCCGAGCGGTAGCCGGACAATGCGACCATGCCCTCGCACTCGCGCAGCACGGACGCCAGTCGCTCGTGGTCGGCATCGCTCAGCTCGTGCCTGTAGCCCTTTCGGCAATACGGGTTGCCGACAGCACCGCCGGGAGCGCCGCCATTGCGCGTCTCGTGCACGTAGGGCGGATCGACGTAGAAGAGGGTTTCGGGTCCGTCTTCGCGGCGGATCAGCGCCGATGCATCCATTTCCTCGATGCAGACCCCCTGGAGGCGCGCCGAGAGCGCGGCGAGGCGGTCCGGGTAGGCGGCCCAAGATCGCGTGCTGTCGACCGAGGTTCTGCGGTTTCCGCTGCGAAAGCCGGTCTTGCTGAACACCCCCCCCGAGCCGTAGCCCTGAAAGCTCCGCACAACGAGCCGTCGCGCCCGCTCCAGTCGCGCGTCCGGCCCGGTGCCTTCGACCGACTCGTACGCCGCCAGGAACTCCGCGCGGGCGTAGGGGGTCAGACGCAGCAGCCGCTCCAGCTCCGCTGCAAGAAGCGGGTCACGCAGCACCCGGAAGAAGTCGACCACCTCCCCATCGAGGTCGTTGAAGACTTCGCGATAGGGCGCCGGTGTCTTCGCCAACAGCACCGAGGCGCCGCCGCCGAAGGGCTCGACATAGACACGATGCTCGGGCAACTCGGCAATGATGCGCGGCGCCAGAGCCGCCTTCCCGCCATAGTACCGAAGGGCCGACTTGAGCCTGCTCACGCCGCCTCCTCGGCGCCGGCGGCGCCTTCCAAGCCCGGCGACCAGGGCGTCACGCGCTCGCCGCGCTTCCGCACGTAGGCGCGCCGACAGTGCGCGGCGCAGTAGGGCTTGTCGCCGTGCCGAGGTTGTCCGCAGACGACGAGGTTGCCGGCGGCATCGCGCGACGGCCCGCCGTCCATGTCCGCCGGCCAGAGGCACGGGGCGCCCGGCCGCTTCGGCTCGCGCGCGACCTCCATTGGACGGAAGGTCTTGGGCGGCCTGCGGTTGCTCTTGGCCGCCTTCTTGCGCGCCCGCGCGGCCTTCGTCTCGGCGCTGACGGGCGCCGCGATCGGCCAGTCCCGGCCTGTCAGGCCGAGGCGATGCGCCTTGCCGACCACCGCATTCTTCGACTTGCCGACGATCAGCCCGATCGAGGCCGCGCTGGTGCCGCGCCCCCAATAGAAGCGCAGGTTCTCGATCTGCTCCGGCGTCCAGCTCATGCGGCAGCCTGCCCCTCCGCCGCTGCGTCGCGCTCCGCGCGCACATTCGGGCCAGCGCGCTCCGCGCCCTCCAGCCAGTCGGACAGCTCGGCCGCCGCCCGCCGGGCGGCGACATAGGCGGCGTCCGCGCCGGGCCGCCCCTCCGTCCGGTCCGCCAGCTCCAGCAGCTCGGCCAGCGCCATCAGGCCGCAGCGTCGCAGCCGCTCCGCCTCGGTCTCCGGCCGCGCCTTCGGCGGCCCGCTCGCCTTGGCCGCCATCAGACGAAGCTCCCCTGCCCGGCCACCTCGCCCTGCCGGCTCTCGTTCGCCAGCCAGTCTTCGAGGCCGTCCCAGCCGGGCCACGCCAGCAGCGTGACCTCGGTCGCCAGCGGGTCGTCCGCATCGCAGGTCTGGTAGACGGCCAGCTCGGCGTCCCACCCGTCCGGGATCTTGTGCGGGTCCGCCGGATCGATCCGCCGCCGGTCGCCCTCCCTGTCGCTTCGGGCCGCGCTGTCCGGCCAGTCCTGCGGCAGCAGCGCCAGGCACTTCCAGGACCGGCGCACCACGGCATTCTCGGTCAGCCAGCGGCGGACCAGGGACTCGGCCGCCTCCGGATCGTCGGGCAGCCCTTCGATCGCCTGCGGCCCGCCGTCGAGTTCGCCGACCGCCATCACCTCGCTCAGTTCCTCCCACCCGGCGAAAAGCGGGATCAGGCCGGAGGCGGGCACCTCCGGCTCGGTCGCCTCCTCCAACAGGTTTCGGTCCGACATCGTCGGGTCCTCCGTCTCGGGCTCCGGGGTCACAGCTCCAGGCTCCGCTGCCCGAAGGCGGGCTGCGCCTGGAGGCGCAGGAAGGCGCTGCAGGCCGCGGCCGTCTCGTGCCAGCGCGAGGAGTCGCGGCCGGCCGCCACCGCCTGGACCACGGCGGCCCGGCGCTGCAGGTCGAGCGCCCGGAAGTGCTCCGGGCAGAACATCCACGCGGCGCGCACGCGCGCCCGGCAGCCCTCGTGCGCGCAGGCGTGAACCTCCACGGGCGCGGACGTGCGGCGGGAGAGCGGCAGGCGGCTCACGCGGCATCCTCCCCGGACTTTCCAGCACCGCCGGCACCGAAGAGCCGCTCGATCCGCAGCCGGTCGGCTTCCTCCCGGGTCGTCTCCGCCGGGGCGCAGTAGATCGGGGGCCGAAAGGCGTCGAAGCGGTCGAGCTGGTTGCCCCAGGTGTCCGCGTCGGTCCGGCGGCGGCGCGCGAACAGCTCGACGCAGGGGCCAGCGACCAGGGCGGCGAAGCGCGCCGCCGCTTCGTCGGGCTTCTGACTGTGCGCGCGGCGCGGGGCGAAGAGCAGCTCGTCGACGTTGGTCGCCCCCGCCCGCCGCGCGGGCTTGCCGCGGGTCGCCAGCAAGGCCCATTCGGGATTGCCGCGCGACCAGTAGCCGAGGCCCTTGAAGACGTGCTCGGGCCGCAGCCCGAAAAGGTCGCTCGTGGTCAGGCGCTTCTGGGTCTTCACCCAGGTCAGCCCCGTCGTGCGGTAGCTGAAGCCCCAGGCGCGGATGACCTCGAAGGCCTGCTCCAGGAAGACGCGCGTGGTCCAGAGCAGCAGCACGGAGTCCGGTGCGGCCAGGTCCGCGACCGGCAAGGCCTTGATGTCGTCGAGCCCCATGACGTCGTAGTGCTGCGACGCGCCGCGCCCCTCGCCGCGATGCGACCAGGTCGCGAAGCGCCAGGGCACATCGGCCTCGATGCGCCGGTAGTGCCCGCGCTTCAGCCCGGCGAAGGGGCCGGCGTCGATGATCTCGACCTCGCTCAAGCGCCGCCCTCCGGGCCGGGCGCCTCCAGCATCGCCGCCAGTTCCGGCACGCCGGTCTCGCGGGCGAGGTCCCGCAGGACGCGCTCCAGCTCCAGCACGGGCAGCGACATGAAGGTCTCGAGCCGTGCCCGGCGCCTGTGGCGCAGCTCGCACTCGACCGCTTGCGCGGCCGAGGCCCGCTCGGCCAGCACCACGGCGGTGCCGGCCTCCAGGACCCGCTGCAAGGCGTCGAGCGACGGCCCGTGCCGCACCGAGAGATTGTGGCTCTGCACCGGGCGCCGGGTGTCCGCGTCGCGGACCAGCGGCACGTCCGGGTGCTCGAAGCGCCCGCGCTTGGCTCGCGTCTCGACCCAGCTCATGCCGCCGACTCCGCAACGGTGCGGCGCGCCCGGTGCAGCCGGCCGCGCACCGCCAGGTCGCTGCGCCCGAGCGCGGCGCCGATGTCCGGCGAGGCGACGCCGTGCGCGGCGAGCATCTGCGCCGCCTCCAGCTCCGCCTCCGACCAGTCGGCCCGGCGCAGCGGTGAAACGCTTTCACGTGAAACCGCGCTTTTCGAGGGGCCGTGCGCGCGCACCCGCTCGCACGCGAGCCGCCAGAGCGTGGCCGCCGGCTCGAGGGTGTAGGGGTTCTCGACCGGGGTGCCGCGGCGCGCGGCCAGACCGGCGATCTCGCCGAGCCGCACCGCCATGCGATGCGGCGAGAGGTTCATCCCGTGCAGTCTCGCGGTCATGCCGCCGCTCCTTCGCTTTCGGTTTTCGTGCGCCCGGCAAGCCAGGCATCGGCCGCGTCCATGCCCTCGGGCACCGGCCAGACCACGACCTGACGGCCCTCCGCCCGGCGCAGCCGGCGTTCCCGTTCCTGCAGCGCGCCCATGTGGTGCATGTCCTTGCCGTCCCGGTCCGGCACCTGGACGAAGACGCCGGCCCGCTCCGGCCCCGGCAGCCACGCCGAGCGGCCGGCAGCCGCCAGGTCGGGCTCGACCGGCGGCAGGCGCAGCGGCCGGCCTTTCTCGGTCCGCAGCCCCTCGGGATGGCGCGCACCGACGAGCGCCCGGCCCTCCGCGTCCTGCGTGGCGGCCGGGCCGCTGAGGTTGGTCAGGGAGATGCCCGCCCAGACGGCGAGCGTCGGGTCCGTCGCGCGCACGGCCAGCGCGCTCTCGATCCCCTCGGCCAGCGCCAGGCGCCCGCCGTCCGACGCGCCGGGCGCCGGCGGCGGCGTCAGGCGGATCGTCCCGCCGGCCGCCGTGCCGTAGACCTTCTTGGTCGGCGCGACGCTGCCGTCCTGCAGCGGCAGGCGCAGCCGCCCCCAGCGGTCCGCCCAGCCGCGCGCGCGGTCCTCCTCGGTCGCGAGGTAGGTGACGTGCAGCCCGGCGAAGGGGCCGCGCGGATCTTCGCCGGCGCCCGCCCTGGCGCCGCTCGCGCCCCCGTCGTCGAAGACCACGCCCGCGTCGCCGGGCACCCGGAAGCCGGGGCCGGAGATCACGGCGACCAACGCCGGCCGGAGGATCTCGGAGCGCCCGCCCAACTCCAGCTCGCGCGGCGGCCCGGCGTCGCGCAGGGCGTGGAGGCTGTAGGGGAAGGCCGGGTGGTGGCGCAGGGGGCGCGGCAGTCCGTTCGAAGTCGGACAGCGCAGCAACTCCGCCACGCCCAGCGGGTCGCAGCCCAGCCGGGCGGCCAGGTAGAGCAGCGCCTGGGTCGGCACCGGCTCGCCCTTGACGCCGGCCAGCAGCGGCCGGGTTTCCTGCGCTAGGCTGTAGGCCCAGCGGGTCTTGTCGCGCCGCCGCGCCGCGGCCCGGCGGTCCTCCGCCGCCTCGCGCCGGCGCCAGCGCGCCGCCGCCTCGGCTTCGCGCCGCGCCTTGGCCCGCTGCGCCTCCGGGTCGCGCGCCGCGACGTCGAGCCCCGCCTCGATCTCGCACCAGGTCAGGGCCTCGGCGAAGGGCACGCCCAGCACGAGCTGCACGAAGCGGATCAGGTCGCCGCCGGCGCCGGAGGAGAAGTCCTTGAAGAAGCCGCGGCCGGGCACGAGCGTGCAGCTTGGCGTCCGCTCTGCCTTGAAGGGGCTCAGCCCGACCCACTCGCGCCCGCGCCGCTTCCAGCCGGACTGGCCGCACAGCTTGCCCGCCACCGCGACCAGGTCCAGGCGTCCCTTCACGGCGTCGATCCGCCGCCGCAGACCCTCGCGGTCCGAAATGGGAGTCGCAGCCATCGCCTCAGCCCTCCCCTATGCCCTGGGCGCCAGGCCGAGAGCGCGGCGACGGGCCGCCTCGGACATGCGCGACCAGTCGACCTTGGCGCCGGCGCCGTGGCTGGACAGCAGGTCGAAGCTGCGGGCGTCGGCGACGCGGCGCTCTTCGGCCGCCTCCGCCAGCGCAAGCTCGCGCGCACGGCGCCGCTCTTCGTCCTGCCGCGCCGCCCGGATCTCGGCCTGGCGCGCCGCCTCGGCCGCCTGCCGGGCGACCAGATCCCCGGCCGTGGGCACGTTCAGGCGGTCCAACTCGCGGTGCAGCGCCTCGATGCGCGCGAGGACGGGCTCCAGACGCGCCGCCGCCACCTCCCGCCTGCGCACGCAGTGTAGCTTCCAGTCGGGCATATCCAGGCGTCCGCCCAGGTCCGACCAGGTGTCGCCCCAGGCCTCCGCCGCACGCAGCTTGGCCTCCTCCAGCCGCTGCGCCGCGCGCGCCTGCAGGTCCGCTGCGGCCGCGTTCTGCCGGCCGCCCGTCATTGCCCGGCCACCGCGCGCAGGTCGCCGGCCCGGCCGGCCGACAGGCCGTCCTTCAGCGCCGCGGCCCGCTCCGTCAGGTCGTCCAGTTCGCGCAGCAGCCGCGTGCGCTCGGCGGCGGAGATGCGGCCGTCCTCCACCGCGACGCTCGCCACGGCCGCCACGTCGCCCAGCTCCCGGGTCAGACGCAGCACCGCATCGGGCAGCTCCGCCGCGGCGATCGGCACGACGTCGCCGCGCCCCTCCGACAATTCGCCGAGCGCCGCGGCGACGAGCGAGACGCCGGCCGCGTCCTCCAGCTCCGCCACGTGGCGCAGGCTCAGCCACTTGTCGGGATAGGTCGCCGCGGTGGCCGTGCTGACGTGCGGCTCCGAGACGCCCAGGATCGCCGCGGCCTCCTTGCCGCCGCCGACCGCCTCGACGAGACGGCGGCTGGCGGCCTTGAGGCGCAGCAGGGCCTGGGCGCTCAGGCGGGACGGCTTGCAGCTCATGGCGCGCTAATCCTCCGGGCTGTGGTTTGCTTGCCCCGCCGGCGCGGCGCGGCGACGATGCCGGCATGGACACGCCGCCCCGCCTCGCCACTCGCGCCGGCCGCCGGACGCCCCGCTCGGCGCTCCGCCCACCGGCCAACCAGAACGACCCCTGCCTCGGCGCTCACGCGACGGCCTCCTCGGCATCGACCTCTTCGTCGAGGTCGGCGGTCGCCGGTTCGTCCGCGGGGTCGTCTGCGGGATCGTCGAAGAGATCGGCGGGGTTCAGCGCGATCCCTTCCCGCTGCGCGGCAGCCAGCACCTGCTGCTGCTGCCGGGCCGGGATGATGCCCCGCTGCTTCCAGCCCTGGACGGTCGTCGGATGACGGTGCCCCAGGGCCCGCGCCAGGGCGGAGAGCCCGCCGAAGCGCTCGATGATGCGTTCCACGGCTGTCATGGCCGGAGACGCTATACGCGATTAGCGTATGTCGTCAACGCAGAAAACGTATGGCCGCGATGCTTAGCTGTCTCCATGACCGACGAGCCCGTCACGGAGCGGCTGAAGAGCCTGCGCCTGCACGCCAACCTCTCGATGGACGAGCTGGCGCGCGAGCTGGGCTACAAGGGCGCCTCGAGCTATCAGCGCTACGAGGACCGCGGGACCTTCAAGAAGAACTACCTGCCCCTCGACCTCACGCAGCGGCTGGAACAGGTTCTCGTGGGGCGCGGCGATCCGCCGATCACCTCGCCCCAAGTGCTCGCCCTGTCGGGACTCGGCCGTCCGGACGCCGCGCCGCCGGCGGCCGGGGACGCAGACGGCGAGACCGGGCCTCCGATGCGCGAGGCCGCCGCCTTCTCCGGGTTGGCGACGACGGCGAGCATCAAGGAAATGGACGTGCGGGCCGGCGCCGGGAACCCGCAGCTTCTGGAGGCCGAGGACGACGGAACGATTGCCGAATGGGCGATCCCCCAGCTCGTCCTGAAGAACCGCACCCAGGCGCCCGCCCAGCAGATTCGGGTCATCACGGTCAGCGGCGATTCGATGGAGCCGGACCTCCAGTCCGGCCAGCGCGTCTTCGTCGACCTGACGGACCGCCTGCCCTCGCCGCCCGGCATCTTCGTGCTGTGGGACGGCTTCGGGATCACGATCAAGCAGCTCGAGGTCATCCCCTACTCCGACCCGCCGATGGTCCGGATCAAGAGCCGCAACCCACACTACGAGACCATCGAGGTCGCCGCGCAGGAGGTCACGATCCACGGCCGCGTGATCGGCAAGCTGCAATGGACCTAGCGGGAATATTCTCGGTTTACGTTTTTCGCGTTTGACATACGCTTTTTGCGTATCATAACGTTCCCCCGTCGCCTGATGGTCAGGCGGCCGGGGCGGCGCTAGCCCAGGGGGCATCCCCGGCGACGCACCCCGTCACGCGAGGCCGTGAACCGCCGGGCGGGCGATCTCCATCCCTGTCGACTTGCCCTCGCAGGCGTCGCCCGCCCGGCACACGGCTCCCGACGCGGAGCTCCCCATGCCTGACAGCGCCCCCCTGACCGGCCGCAAGGCCAAGCGCCAGTCCTCCGCCGAGCGCACCGCCAGCGTCACGCTCCCCGCCAAGGATCTGGCCGCCGCCCTGGAGCGGGCGGTCCTGCCGATCGAGCGGCGGCACACCATCCCGGCGCTCGGATGCGCGCGGCTGCGCAGCCTCGGCCGAGACACCCTGCTGGTCACCGGTACGGACATGGACTGCTGCCTGACCGCCGCCGCGGAGGCGGAGGTCGCGGGCACGCTCGACGTGCTGCTGCCGCAGCCGGCCGCCATCGCCACGGCCCTGCGCCAAGAGGCCGACGCCCCGGTGCGGCTCGCCTTCGGCGGCGAAGAGGGCGACACCCCGACCGGCGAGCTGACCGTCGAGTCCGGGGATCTGACCGTGTCGCTCTCCGGCGTGCTGCCGGGCGCCGACATGCCGGTGCTGGAGACGCAGGGCGAGGAGACCTGGTCCGCCGGCTTCACGCCCGAGATCCTGGCGCAGCTCCAGCGCGTGGCCCGCGCCGTCTCGCACGAGGAGACCCGCTACTACCTGAACGGCGTTCTGCTGGAGTGGCACCAGGACCATGGGGACTGGGCCTACCGCCTGGTCGCCACCGACGGGCACCGGCTCTACAAGGCGGACGTCGACCTGCCCGACGTCGAGGGCAAGCCGCCGCGCGACGATCACGGCTGCCGCTGCATCCTGCCGGAGAAGGCGGTGCGCCTGCTGCACAAGCTGCACGCCGGCACGGAGGCCGTCTCGGTCGCCCTGGTGCCGAGCCGCCGCGCCAACGCCGAGACCATGCCCGAGGCCCTGGGCGCGTCCGACCTGCTGCTGCGGGTGCGCACCGGTGCCGCCGCCGGACGGCCCGGCACCGAGCTGGTCTGCAAGCTGATCGACGGCAGGTTTCCCGACTGGGCGCGGGTCGTGCCGAAGGACGCCACCGTGCGCTACACGATCTCCCGCGGCGATCTGCAGCGCGCCCTGACGGCGGTCATGGCCGGCGCCACGGCCAAACGCGCGGGCGCCAACACCGCCCTGGAGCTGCGCTACGACGCCAAACCGTCATCGAGTGGCCTGCTGATCAAGCGCCAGTGGGCCGACTTCGGCGGCGCGGTGCAGAAGCGGGTCCCTTGCCGGTTCGATTGGAACTCGCCCGGAGGCCGGGACCAGAGTGCCCCGCCGCCACTCGGCCTCAACGGGCGCTACCTGCGCGACGCGCTCGACGTCTTCGGGCCCGTCGAGGATCTGACGCTCCTGCTGTCCGACCTGAGCGCCACCTACGCCATCGGTCCGGTGCGCCTGGTCAGCGACCAGGACCCCGCCTTCCTGGCGCTCGTCATGCCGATGCGGGTCTGAGGAGGTCGCGATGAAGCCGAAGAAGCGGTTCCTGACCGAGGCCACACCCGAGCGCTTGGCGCAGTGGGCGGCCTATTGGGATGCCCAGGCTGCCGCCGCACCGACCGCCAGCATGCGCGACCATGCCGAGCAGCACGCGGCGACCTCCGGCCGCGGCAAGAGCTGAGGAGGCGACCATGCCCACTGGCCTCGACCTCGAATATCTGATCCGGACCGGAGCCCTGTCGCTCGACGGTCGTCGGCGACGCCGCGGATCGACGCTTCGGGCGCAGGTGAAGGCAACAGCTTTCCTGGCGGTGGCGCTGCTCCTCGCCTTCGCCAGCGCCTATGCTCTCGATCGCGCGGGCTTCTAGTCTCAGGAGAGCACTGGCTATGGCACACGACACTGGCCCAAGCGACGACCACGGTTGCGAGCCGGAGATCTCGCTGCAGGATCTCTCCGACGAAGCCCGCAACGCCATTCTGAATCTGGCAAGGGCGCTCGGCAGGCAGTTGGCGCGGCAGCACCACGCCGCCGAAGAGGAGGCCAAGCTGTCGCAGACGGACACCGGGAGCAGGCCCGGCTGACCATGCCTCGCGCTGCCGCCGAAATCGTCGACCTGCAAAGCGCCGAGCCGCGGCGGCCGGTCCTCCCGTCGGCGCTGCCGCCGCGCGGCCTCAACCGCGTGCAGGCGTCGGCCTATGTGGGAATCAGCCCGAACACCTTCGACCGGCTGGTCGCCGAGGGGCGCATGCCGCGCGCCAAGAGGATCTTCGGCCGCAAGGTGTGGGACCGTCTGGCGCTTGACGAGGCCTTCGCGGCATTGCCTGATGACGTCAGCCGGGACGGCCTCGAGGGATCGGGGCCGAACCCCTGGGATGACTAGCGCGGAGGACGGCGTGGCCCGTCCGGTCCAGCTCAAGTACCTGCTGCAGGACGTCGATCGGCACGGCAATCCCCGAATCTACCTCCGTCGGCACGGCATCGGGCGGGTCCGCCTGCACGCCGACCCCGGCACGCCGGCCTTCATCGACGAGTACCGGGCCGCCTGGGTCAAGCTGGAGCGGCGCGCAGCCGCACAAGCCGCCGACGCGGAACGAGACGACGCGGGCGAGGTCGCAGCGGCACAGGGGCCCGCCCCGGCCGGGTCGCTGGCCTGGCTGATCGGGCGCTATCTTGCCTCAAGCCGCTTCGCAGGGCTGCACGACAGCACCCGCCGTGTGCGCCGGCAGATCCTCGACCGAGTGCGGACGCAGCCGAAAGCGCGCCTGCCCTTCGCTTTGATGGAGCCGCGCCACGTCGCCGCCTTCCGCGACGCGCGCGCCGAGGCGCCGGAGGCGGCCAACGCCGTGGTCAAGGCCCTGCGCCAGGTCTTCCGCTGGGCCGTTGATCCGGAGGTCGGGCTCGCCGAGCGCAACCCCGCGGCGGCCGTCGCCTACCTGCGCGGGGCCGGCGAGGGCTTCCACACCTGGACGCTTGACGAGGTCGCCGCCTACTGCCGGCGCCACCCGGCGGGCAGCAAGCCGCGCTTGGCGCTCGCCCTCCTGCTGTTCACCGGCGCGCGCAAGTCGGACGTAGTGCGCCTCGGCCGCCAGAACCTGCGCAGCGAGGCCGGCGCCCTGTGGCTGCGCTACGACGTCGCCAAGGGCGCCGGCCGGCGGCGCGCCCCGAAGGTGGTGGAGATCCCCGTGCTGCCGCAGCTCGCCGCCGAGATCGCCGCCGCCCAGGACGCCGCCGGCGGTATCGCCGGGCAACTCACCTTCCTGCAGACCGCCTTCGGCAAGCCCTACACGGCGGCCGGGTTCGGGAACTGGTTTCGCCGGCAGTGCGACGCCGCCGGCCTGCTGCACTGCTCGGCGCACGGCCTGCGCAAGGCCGGCGCTTGCATCGCCGCCGAGGGCGGCGCGACCGAGCTGCAGCTCAAGGCCGTGTTCGGTTGGGAGACGATGAAAGAGGCCGAGCGCTACACCCGCCAGGCGCGCGGGCGCCAGCTCGCAGAGGCCGGCATGCAAGCCTTCGCGCGGGCCTTCGCCGCGGGACAGGACGGCAACGAAATGGACTCACCTTTTCGGGTGGTGCCATCCGGTGAGTCCAAAACCGGCAAAAAACCCAGTTAAATCAAAGGCGTTTTTGGGAGGTGGTGCCCAGGGGCGGAATCGAACCACCGACACTGCGATTTTCAGTCGCATGCTCTACCAACTGAGCTACCTGGGCGCCGAGTGGCCGGGGGCCGGCGATGCGGCCCGGAAGGAGCGGCGTGTTGGTATGGGGAAAAGCGCCGCTGCGACCCTCGTGGGAAGCGGTGTATAGGCAATCCGGCCGGCCATGTCCAGAGGGGCTTGCCCCTCCGCGCCGCAGGTCCGCGGCGAGCCCGCGTCAGGCCAGGGTAAGACCCGGGACAGGCCCGGAACAGGCGGAAACGACGCCCGATTGACCTGCCTCCCGGCGAGGGCAAAGCTGGCGCCCATGCTGCCCTTCCCGACCGGCCTCTCTCGCTTTCCGCTGCGCGGCCTTGTCCGCCGGCGGGGCTCCTTCGGCACCCTGCGGCAGGCGCCGGTGGTGGCGCTCGCGGCGGCCCTGTCCTGGAGCGCGGCGGCGGCCGAGGCGCCGCAGCGCCCCGAAGGCTGGCTGCTGCTGGTCGCCGACCGCCTCTGTCCGGCAGGCGCCGTGCCCGGAATCGAGGCCGAGCGGCTGCTGCCGGACGCCTGGCTGCTCGAGGACCGGCGGCGCGGCCCGCCCGGCCAGGCCTTCGCCGCCGAGCTGGTCTTCGCCCTGCCCGGCGGCGACGAGCTGCGCGTCGTCCGCCTGCAGCCCGGCGGTCAGCTCCGGCGCTTCACGGCCGAGTACTGGGAGGTGAGCGAGGCGGGCGCCCGCCCTCTGCTGCAGGGCGTGGCGGGCGGCGACTGCGCGCTCTTCGCCGGCCGCCGGCTGGTCTACCGCGACGGCCGCCCGGCCACGCTGGCGCAGCTCGACGGCGACCTGGCGACGGTCCGCTGGACCGAGACCCTGGAGGCCCCCTGGCCGGACGGCACCGACCCCGGCGGCCCGCGCGTCGCCCTGGTCGATTCCGGCCTCGCCTACGACCTGCCGCTCTACCGCGACCGCCTGGCGCGCGATCCGCAGGGCCGGCCGCTCGGCTACGACTTCTGGGACCTGGATCCCCTGCCCTACGACGGCGACTTCGGACGCAGCCCCTTCCAGCCGATCCGCCACGGCTCGGCGGTGGCCTCGGTGGTCGCGCAGGAAGCGCCGGGCGCGGCGCTGATCCCCTTCCGCTATCCGCGGCCGGACATGAACCGCATGGCCGATCTCGTCGAGCGGGCCGCGGCGGCGGGGGCGCGCATCCTCGCGATGCCACTGGGCAGCGCCGATCCCGAGGACTGGGCCGGCTTCGCGACGGCCCTGCGCGCCCATCCGGAGATCCTGGCCGTCGTCTCGGCCGGCAACGACGGGCGCGACATCGACGCGGAGCCGCTCTGGCCGGCCGCGCTCGACCTCGAGACCATGCTGGTGGTCACCTCGGCCGACGCCTTCGGACGCCTGGCCGCCGGCGCCAACTGGGGCACCGAGAGCGTCGACCTGATGGTGCCGGCGGAAAACGTGCCGGTCGTCGATTTCCGGGGCGCCGAGGGGACGGCCTCGGGCTCCAGCTACGCCGTGCCGCGGGTGGCCGCGCTCGCCGCCCGCCTGCTGGCGGCGCGGCCGGACCTGACGACCGCCGCGCTCAAGGCCGAGGTCGCCGCACGCGCCGTGCCCTCGCCCTACGAGGACGCGGTCGTCGCCCTCGGCTGGATCCCCGACCCCTCGGCCGAATGACCCGGAAAATCAGCGGCGCGGCGGCTTCGGCGGCGGGTCGTCGATGAAGCGGCGCGCCGCCTGGGCCTGGCGCGGGTCGCGCGCCGCCAGGGCCTGGTAGGCGGCCTCGGCCAGCTCCGAGTCGCCGCCCCAGACGCCGGCCTGCACGGCGAAGCGCTGGGCTTGCGGATCCTCCGGCAGCACGCCGAACAGCCAGCGCGCATGCGGCAGCATCTCCTCGATGCGGCCGGCGAGCTGCAGCGAGACCAGCAGCGCGATGCGGGCGTTGATCGAGTTCGGCACCTGCAGCACGGCGTCCGTGTGCAATGCGATGGCCCGGTCGAAGGCGCCGGACATGCCGAGCACCCGGCCGGCGTCGAGATACTGGCCGACGTTCTCGCTGGCCTTGCAGGTCTCGGTCAGCGCCAGGGCGATCTGGTCGGGCAACGGGCCGCGCCCCTGCTCCGACGCGCTGTCCAGGGCATCGGCGCAGCCGCTGAGCGCGGTGCCCAGCGCCGCCTGTACCGCCTGGGCCTCCTCGCTCCCCCGCAGCTCCAGCAGCTCGGCCACCTCGCCGCTCGGCAGGGCCTCGAAGCGGCCCTCGCCGCCGCCGACGGCGATCCCGACCAACCGCCCGCCGGCATCCACCAGGGCGCCGCCGCTGACGCCCGGCTGCATGCGGGCGGTGACGTGCAGGCGCCCCAGCGGCGCTTCGTCGGCCGGCGGCAGGATCAGCTCGCCCGGCTCGAAGACGCGGACCTCGCGGCGCGCCACGTCCGCGCCGACCGCGAAGAAGGGGCCCTCGCCCCGGCGCGGCGCCGGCTCGAGAACGGCGCCGCCGGGCGGCAGCCCGTCGGTCTCCAGCAGGGCCAGGTCGCCGCGGTAGGAGGAGGCCACGACCCGAGCCTCCAGCGGCCCCTCCGGCGTGATGACGGTGGCGGCCGCGCGGTCGGCGACCACGTGACGGTTGGTAACCAGCAGGTTCGGGCCGATGCGCACGGCACTCGCCAGGGGGTCGAAGCTCTGCACCGGAAAGACAGCCTGGCGCGCGGCACAGACCGGCACAGGATAGGGGCAATCGGCGCCGCCGGTCGGCTCCGGCGGGGCCGGCGTAGCCTCCTCGGCAGCCTCGCCGGCGGCGCCGGCAGCGGCGAAATCGAGAACGAGACCGAGCTCGCGCTGGCCGCGCAGCAGCCGCACCTCGACCGCACCGCCGGGCTCGACCAGGGCGAGCGCGCCGATGGCCTCGCGCGGCGAGCGCACGCGCCGCGCGCCGATCTCCAGGATCAGGTCGCCACGCTCGACGCCGGCCGCCGCGGCCGCGCCCTCGGGCGCGAGATCCGCCACCCGGGCGGCCGCAATCTCCGCCAGGCGCGCGCGGGGCAGGCGGGCCAGGCGCCAGCCCGGCTCGAAGTAGTCCACCGCGCCGTCGTCGCGCAGGTCGGCGACGACCCGCGCCAGCAAGGGCTGGGAGACCGCGAAGTTGACGCCGATGTTGGTGTCGCCCTGGGAGGCGAAGATCGCCGAGACCATGCCGACCAGCCGCCCCTCGCCGTCGACCAGCGCGCCGCCGGAGCTGCCGGGATTGGCGGCCGCATCGGTCTGCACGAAGTCCTCGACCGGGTTGAAGCCCGCCTCCGCGACGTCCAGGGCCGAGACCACGCCGCAGGTCACCGAGAGCCCGAGTCCGTAGGCGTTGCCGACCGCGCAGACCCGCTGCGCCAAGCTCGGCCGCGGCGCAGGGGCCAGGGGCGGCAGGTTCGGGCCGATGCGCAGCAGGGCGATGTCGCTGGCGACGTCGTGGCCGACCACGTCCGCCGGCAGGATGCGCCCGTCGGCCAGCCGCACGTCGATGCGCTCGGCCGGCTCGATGACGTGCCAGGCGGTGGCGATGAAGCCGCCGGGGGCGACGACGAGGCCGCTGGCCTCCGGCGCCGCGCCCGGCGGGCCGCCCTGCCCGCCCTGCTCGTGGCCGGGCCAGACCGGCAGGATGGAGACGACCGAGTCCAGCGTCTCCGGCGGCAGCGCCCGGGCCGGTGCCGCCGCCAGCAGCAGCGCACAGAGCAGCCCGGCAGCGACCGCCAGCGGTCTCACCGCTCCAGGTCCTCGTCGGTCTCGACCGCCTCGCCGGGCGCCGGCGCCTCGTCGGTCGGCACGCGGTAGGCGCCCTTCAGCCAGCGCCCCAGGTCCACCTGGGCGCAGCGCTTCGAGCAGAAGGGGCGATAGCGCTCGACGCTCGGCGTGCTGCAGAC